AAAGTTGCAAGAAGCTTTTAAAATGGATTTTGCGGGATTATTCAAGCAAGATCAAAGCAAACTGCAAAAGTTTATTAGTGATTCTCAAGATTCTTTAAAAGACCTTGAGCAAGTCGCAATCAATGTGTCACAAGGCGTTGGCAGTGCAATTGCTGATTCACTCGTAAATGGAATTCAAGGATTGATTGAAGGCAGCACAAAAGTCAAAGATGTCTTTGCTAATTTGTTGAAAAGCGTTGGTCAGATTTTGGCGCAAGAAGGCGCAAAGATGATCGCCACTTACATTGCAATTGGTATTGCAAAGGCATTCGCAGGATTGTCTGGTGGTACAAAGTTTGGCGAAATGGGCAATTTTGATCAGGCCGTGCCTGGTGCGTCAGGATTTAGCTCGCCGTCATCCTTTAATGCTACTGGCCTATTCGGTCGCGCTAACGGTGGCCCTGTTGTTGGTGGTCGTCCATACATAGTGGGTGAACAAGGCCCTGAGCTGTTCATGCCGCGTGCTGGTGGCGCTGTGACAAGCAACAGAGAACTGCGTCAAGCGATGAATCAACCTGCAAGCAGCATGAACTTTACGTTTGAAACCACCAACATCGGCGGCACTGAATACGTCAGCCGCGAACAGCTAGAGGCTGCGATGGCCACCACCCGACGTCAAGCTGCAAATGATGGTGCCAAGCGTGGCATGAACATGACGCTCGATAGAATGCAGAATAGCCCGCGCACCCGCGCCCGTGTTGGTATCGCCTGATGGCATCAAAATTTCCAGCGATAAGGCCCACTAGTCGTACTTTTACGATGGGCGATTATCCGAGCAAGACTTACACGTCTTTGTCGGGTGTTATCTTCAAGCGTGCATTTGGCAATAGACAAACTGGATATACGTTAAACTTGACATTCAAAAATATCGGCGACACATCTGAACTGCGGTCACTTTCAGGCACCGCAAAACAAATTATTGATCATTACAATAGCGTTGACGGGACCTACGATAAATTCACGCTACCTGACCGCATGTTTGCAGGCATGGATAACGACCTTGAAAGTCTGATTCAAGCGCCAACTGATATAAGCTGGCGTTACGCTGCCCCGCCGCAAGTGCAGAGCGTGAAAGCTGGTGTCAGCACAGTTACCGTAAGGCTTGTCGGAGAGCTTGACGGGCTATGACGCAACAAATCCGCATTGTCCAATACTTCAATTTGACTGCCACTGGTGGCCCGTATCGCTATCAAAATTACTTTGTTGGCGACAACAGCACATTTGGCGGCTTGACTTATGGATTTGCACCATTCCAAGTGAATGGCGGTGTGTCTAGCTTGAACGGCGACAACCTGCAAATACAGGTCCTGTTTCCCGCCAATGAAATTGCCTTAAGACTGCTCGATGTAGCGGAAGGGAACAGGAAAAGCTTGCTGACTCTTTACACAAGAACCGTCAACAAGAACGGTCAAGTTTCAAATGCTGGCCCAACGGAACAATTCATCGGGCTTGGCGCGAGTATCGGCTTGGACACTATTGAGCTGCGATTTAATACAGCGGCAGATTCTGTGGCATCAAACTTCCCTGCCCAGCGACTCAATCAGCAGAACGTTGGCATTCTTCCGCTTGATTCTGCCTTGTCATTGCGATGAATGACCTGATCGGCCTTGAGTATTGCTGGGGCGCACATCCAAACGATGGCCGCAACAAGACAGATTGCTTCCAATTGGTCTGCGAAATTCGCACTCGGCTCGGCCTGTCAGATCACAGCGAGCGTTACTCTTGGGCGTACTGGTGGTTTACGCCAGAAACATTGAAGCCACGGCATGTAGCGCGGTGGTTACTACAAAGCGGCAAACGCATTAAAATGCCGAAAGACGGTGCCGTAGCGTTGCTTTCACAGGCTGACAATGCCGCTCTTGGCACGGTCGTTGATGGACGGGTTATTTGCATTGCTCCAGGTGGCCGCGTCGTATCGCTGCCTGTTGATCGTGTGAATGCTTACTATTTCTGGGTGGACTGATGCGGAAACTACTTCCATACGAGCACCAGCTTGTCGAATCGCTGGGAATCACGAAAGAACAGTATTTAGAGTTTGTCGCAATCCAGCAGGAGTATAAAGATCTAAAGGCTGGTACGGCATTAGATGTCCGCAATGAAGCTGGCACTGTTGCTCTTGTTCTGACAATTGTCGGTACTTTGTTTCAGGTTGGTGCGGCATTGCTTGCACCTAAGCCTGAAATACCAGACATTAAAGATAGGCAGCGCCGTAATAGAGAACAGCGTTTTGCTCCTACTTTTGGGTTTAATAGCACACAAGAGCTGGCAAGCTACGGCGATCCAGTTAATCTCGTCTATACCAATCAAAACGCAAGCGGCAATGTACGAGTTGCTGGGTCGTTGGTGTGGTCCGCGATTGAAAACTTTGGGTCAACGCAGTTCATGCAACTGCTTTTGGTGCTAGGTGCATCAAAAATTCAGTCGATTGATTATTCTAAAACAGCTTTTGGGCAGGCTGGTCTAGTTGACTTAGATAAGCAAAGCGTATTTCTTTTCGCAAAATCTGATGGCACTGAAGGTAGGCCAAACTTTGGCGATATTCAAGGCGGCTTCGGCACAAAAGCTTTGTATCCAGAAAGGCTGAAGCCTGCTGATGCAAAGCCGGCTTTTCAGATTGTTACACACAACAATAAAAAATTTGGCTTTAGTCAGGCTTACACGCCATCAACATCGACAAGCCTTGGCGTCTTTGACGTCGTACCAATCAATGTCAATGTTAATTCACGGGACAAAGATGGCAAAGAAGAAGGATCAAATATAGGTATTGAACTGAGGAACGTAAGTGGCACTGCCAACTCTAAATGGCGAAACGGTCGAGGCAGTTTTGTTGCTGGCGACAACCCTGATGAAATTCAACTGTTTTTTAATAATGCAGGGTATGTAGAAGATGATAAAGACCCTGCAAAGGCTGCTGATGACTTGCGTCGTCAAATGGTTGAAGCATTGGACTTTGGCAGTACATACATGCTGGGCTCTGCAAAATTCCGGCTGAAGCAGGTTGTAAGTAATGCAAAAAACATTGACGAAGGCGAAGTAAAGGCAGATTTTGTTTGTATTGAGCCAGGGCAGATACCAAGCTCTCCATACAGTAGGACAGAACCCAAAATTGAAGACGCGGAACTTAAAGAAGAGATGGAAAATGCACAGGCAATTTTGTCTGATGCGAGAACGATAGAAGGCGAAGAAGGCGCAAGAACTGAAGACTTTGTTGTCACAAGCACTAGCCCGTTTATCGATATCAAATTTCAAGGCAACAAGACTGTTGAGTGGACACCAACATTTAACGCCGAAATTGAACTAGAAGACGGCACAACACAAACAGTTCCTTATGCAGTTGACGTAAAAGGCAGGTATGTTTTTCCTTTAGGCGGCTCGATTGCATATACACGCGAGCAAAAAGATGAGCTGATGGCTGACAAGCCTAAAATCAAAACAAAGAAAATACGCAAAGACATTAGAAGGCGGAAAAAAGCTCTAAAAGCTTTAATTGAAGATATTTACGCAGGAGTTTTTAACGGAGAAAATCTGCCGCAAGGTAACAATTCATATGGTCCGCCTTGGTCTGCCCACTATGGCAGGGATCCTGACGAACAAGAAGTTGGTGTGTATGTTCTTCAAAACCGTAAATCCTTTTTAGAAAACGATCCAAATATCGGGCGTACAGATACAACTGGCCGAAAGTTTAAGGACAGCAGCGGCGATGGACCTATTTATCATGGCTATGACAAAAAAATTATTGATAATGATACGAGTGTTTGGGTACGTTATACATTTTTATACATAGACAGATACGGGATCTGGCATTTTTTCCCGTTCAACGGCATTGAAGATCAAGGTAAGCAGAAATTTTTCCCTAATGATCCTAATTTAAGAGACAAAAAACGGCCTAATCTTAAAAACGCAAAAGAAAAGCTTTCCAATTTGCAAGCAGAGCGCGATGCGCTTACTAAGCAAACGACTAAAATTAAATCAGATTCTGTTACCAATCCAAACAGCGTTAGAACGGTATTAAACAAAGACACTGAACTTGAGATAGAAGCTTACAATTCAAAGATCACTGAACAGGAAGAGCTTGTAGAAGAACGTCGGGAGGCAATAAAAGAACGAATCGATAGAAATTTTGCCAAAATGCACAAACTTGCTGCTGACGTTATTCAAGATGACATTGATTATCTTGAGGCAATTCAGGACGCAATACCTGTTGGCGAAGAAATCATAACTGATCAGGTTGGCACAAGCACTGTAAAAGGTGAAATGAGAAATACAATTAAATCGAAAGAAAAAGCGTTAGAAGATATAAATGAAATTTTAGAAGACTGGGACGCCTACCGGCAGTCTCTGGACAACAACTTCTTCTCAAGATGTCTGGTCAAAGCCGAGTCAGCATCTTATGAGACTCTAAGTCTTTGCGATTCAGTCAAGTTCTCTTTCAAGGCGCGTTTGTTCAGGCGAATTTCTGGTCGTCAAAAGAAGTATGCCGACAGAAAAGTTAAAGAGTATAGCGCATCAGACAATGGCGTAAAAAGCAGAATGGCTTTCTTCAGAGTGTTTTACAAGACTGTTGACGACGCGAATTACGCGATTGTTCCCTATGTGTTTGCGATACGAAGAGGAAGCGACGCAGATTTTTATACACAGCTCGGATTCTTCAATTCAACAAAAGCCAAATGGCAATTTAGATTTGAACCTGTGTTTGACATGCAGGCTGAATACTTTCAACGTGGCTTTACCAGATACGCCTTCTTGGAAAACACTGACCGAGTGAAAACAGTAAGCGTAGGCTCAAGCGTCTTTTTCTGGTACGGCAATACAGTAGGCGTAGACACTCTCGCAGGATACTATCCTGACGAAAGCGAGCGCGGACCTATTAGGACAAACGAATGGGATATGTTCTCTGTCAATTCAGACACGCAAGTTCAATTTAGTTTTGAGTCTGGCCCTGAGATTGCACTGACTGCTGTGACCGAACAGCAATTAGACTCAAGCTATGGCAACAAATATAGCGGCATGACGATGATGGGCCTTGGTGTTTTTGCCGGTCGTGGCATTCAGGACTTGCGAAGCATCAGCACATTGGTCACGAAGGGTAAGCTTTGCCGCACTGTCGAAAATCCAAACGCTGCAACCGCATCTAGTAGTTACGCTCCAGATATTTTTGTTGATACTGTTCTGGATAATCCAAACGGAATTGGCAAATATGTTGATGTGATTAGCGTGGATACAGAAAGCTTGCAGCAGGCTAAGAATTTCTGCATTGGCAACAACTTGCCACGGCAAGAAGGAGGCGGTGCAATCAATTTGTTTATGGATGGTTTAATCGCTGATGTTGGATCATGGCGTGAATTCTGGATCAATGTTGCACCATTCAGCCTGTTAGAACTGGCAAGAAAAAATGGCAAGGATACGTTGGTGCCAGCATTGCCGACTAATTCTGCTGGGCTTGCGGCAGACAACAACGGTTTGCCAATTGGGTTCAATGTTTCCGCACTCTTCACTGCGGGCAACATCCTAGAAGGCTCGTACAAAGAAGAGCATTTGAATTACGGCACTGCCACAGAAGACATTATCGCGTCTGTGATTTATAGAGAATACAACGCGAATGAAGTATTTAGCGGAAAAAGAAGCGTTGATGTTAGCCTTAAAAATCCTTCCGGCACGGCAATACGCGAAACATTTGATCTAAGTCAATTTGTGACGCAACGCGAGCAGGCGATCATGTTCGGCAAACTGCTTTGCAACCAGCGCCGCTACATCCGCAAAGGCATCGAATTCCAGACGTTCCCATCCGAAGCAGTCATTGCGCCTGGTGATTTTATTTACGTCGATGTCGGCATGGAAGATTGGGACAAATACTCTGCAGGCGTGATTATGGATGGTGGCTCGTTGAACTCACCGTTGCTGGATGCGCGGCCTAACGGCACGTATCAATTCTTGGTTTACAAAGGGCAAACAGGCGAAACACAATCATTCAGCTCAGTGAGCGTCAGCAATGGTGTCGCGTCTGGGCTGTCCGATTACAAGGGCTGGATGTTTGTGATGGGCACACAGAAGCCGCAAAAGCGTGTGTACCGTGTAACGGAGCTTGCAATCGAGGAAGAAGGCGAAGTTTCGGTCAAGGCGCTTGAGTATCCATGTTTTGAAAGTGGCGGCCAGCTTCGTGCGCGGATTGCAGACTTCCGTGCTAGCAACTTCACGGTAAGCTAAGCTGAAGGTAATGTTCTGGGCTCAGTTATGGCCTTCTTCACTGGACGCACTGGGTCGCTGGTGTTTGGCGGCAAGCCTGTTGCGAAGATCCGTGATTGGTCACTTGAAACCACTGTTGAACTGCTAAGTACGAACACGATCGAAAGCACTAGCAATACATTCACGCCAGGAGTCAAAGGTGCTACGGGTAGCGCGACACTTATGTACTACAAGCTGGAATCAGGAGAAAGCGCAAGCTTCACTCAATTTACTGAGCTGCTGAGCAAAATCATGAAGACTGGTTCGATCGAAACCAGCCAGCGTGTATTCCTTGAATTGAATGTTGGCGCAGGTGCTGCTGATGACATCAAATTCAACGCATACATTACATCGGCAAACGTTTCAGTCAGTACAGGAGAGCTGAGTGTTGTGCCAATTACCTTTACTGTTGATGGTGACTTCAG